TCACTCAGACAGTGCTTTCTGAGCGGTTTCTGACCGGAGCTGTAGAATGTCTCCGATCACAAGATATGTATAGATTACATACCTGTCAGCCTCATCCTGAGAGGCAATGACGTGGTGAGACCCCTTCTGTGCAGCCCGGAATATTGAATCTAAACGCTCACCGAGGTAACTCATATGCGAACCGACAATTTCGCTAAATCTTTCCGATGATGCATTTTCCTCAACATAAGCAATCAAACGATTTATATAGTTATCCGGACCCAAACTTATAGATTTCTGCTTTGGCCCTGGATTAATAATCTTATCTTCCCTCGCAGGATAAAGTGCATCCGCAGCATCCTGAAGAATACGACGACAACTATGGACAGCATTTGACCAATCCTCATCATTCTCAGACAACAGATTATCATAAACTGCAGAGAATCTTTTGACTGCATCTGGAATAACTTCAGATATAGTCCCATCAACTCTAACTCTAGTACGCTCAAACACATCACTAGCAACAGAGGAAAATCTTAACTCATGGTAAACAGAAGACACAAAGTTATAAATATATGCTCGCCTAGAGGCTACAAACTTTGATTTATCCTTGATCACCTCCGAATTCTTAGTTCTTTCCCAGGGCAGTGCGTTCGGCGATATACTTTTTGCAGAATTAATCATAGCTTCCGCTTGTTCAATGGGATCCGTATGAGCATACGACTTAATCTCCTCTCCGACTTTCTTACTATAGGTACGACCCGAGATCACTGCCAGCCGCCAAACTTCAGCGGACAACCCTTTTGGACTAGAAGGGTATCCAGCAGCCTCATATATCATAATTTGTTGGTGATCTACCTGCCCTACCATCCGTGCCAACCTGCTAGCCTTTAATGCAACTGTTGAAAGGGCGGTGGAACTCATCTCAATTTCAGACAGAAGGGCCTCACTGAGCTCAAGCGCTTCTTTAAGCACTCCATGCTTACTCATTTTCTTTCCTCTTATTATCCAAATTACTTATAGGGTTAAAATCAACAACCTTGGCCAGGTGCCCAGGACTAAAATGCGCATATTTCTGCGTCATTGCTAAACTTGCATGACCTAGCACGCGTTGAAGCGTCAGAATATCGCCACCATTCATCATATAGTGACTTGCAAAAGTATGACGCAGAACATGCGTTAATTGACCCTCAGGGAGTTGAATACCCAGAGATTCAATTGAACGGCGAAAAGTGTTGTAGCCCGATGAGAAAGGCAATGAGGGTATGAGCCGCTCTTCGAGGCCTTTAGATATCGGCACCGACCTATTCTTACTTGATTTTGTTTTGTTGTAGCTGATTAAACCGTGGCGCACTTGGCGGACCTGTAACGATTCTGCCTCCCCCCACCGCGCGCCAGTTGCTAAACATACTTCTGCAATCATGGCTGCGTCCGATTGCCGTTTTCTCAAATCTACGAGTAGAGCCATTATCTGCTCAGCCAGCAGATAGACCATCTCAGTTTCGTCAAACTTGAGTTTGCGAATATTCGCCAACGGGTTATCCGCTGCCCATTCTCCCAACCTCATCAACTCATTGAAAACGGCTTGTAGATAAGCCAGCTCATGATTCAGCATGTTGGCGCTGATTGGTTTTGACGCCTCCCCCACGTTGACGAACCCATTACCAGGCTTGCTTCGTGGATACTTGCCCTCCGCCCGTTCGGCACGGTACTGGGCGAAGTCGGCAGCACTGAACTTGGATACGCTCGGATTCCCCATCCGCTCAACCATTTTGTTGAGCAAAGACAATCTCTGCGCGCCTGTTTTAAGGTTTTGACCGTGAACTACATACCAACGCTCAACCAAGTCTTTCAGCGTTCGCACGTCGTGCTTGGGAGTCTTTTCAAAAGTCCCGTTGGAGCCTTCCCCCATCACCCTATTGTGGTACTTCTGGGCTTCGTTTTTAGTCTTGAATACCTTCCGCAACCGAACGCCATAGCGCCCATCTGGCCGGCAATCCACCTCATAACGACCTTCGCCAAGTTTCTTTATAGCCACGGCATCACACAGGGCTGACCTGCCCTGCCTCCGGGATTGTCTGGCCAGTCATTAGCCAAAGGGTGTAGATACTAAAACGGGGGTGCTGCGTGATCTTGAGTAACTCTGTAGAGCTGATGGAGCCCCGCCGGCCGTACTCATACCCTTTCCAGGTTTCCAGCTTTATACCGGCGAGTTCACAGATATCTGCTTGAGTGAGCTGCTGATGTATTCGAATCAGCTTCAGCTTTTCGCCAAGGGTCATTGGCCAATCATTGGGCTGATCTGCCCAGCCTCTGGCGCAATCTCATCCGTTACCAACCACAACGCGTACTTTTTAAAACGAGGGTGCATGGTGACTTTGAGCAGCTCTATAGAGCTCACCGACTTACTACGGCCGTACTCGTACCCCTTCCAGGTATCCATTTTGATACCTGTGATTTCGCATATCTCGGTTTGAGTCAGACGCTCCGTCAGGCGCACTTCCTTGAGCTTGCTTCCTAAATCCATCACGGCCTCTTGATTTTGTGTAGGTACATACATATTCTGTGTATGCAGACACACATCTGCTGCATATATACCCACGGAGCTTATCAAATGCAGATCACGATCGACACGCCATACACAACAGTTCGCGAGCTATCCCGGCGCTCTGGGCAGTCTGAAAGAGCTATCCGTAATGAGATTGAGCGCGGCCGAATTCTCATCCGTGAAAAAAGCGAAGGCTCAAAAGAAGCCGTTCTGGTGAACATGCTTGCTCTGGCCATCGAAGCTGCGGACCAAGCAGAGAGAGTGTTAGCGAAGCCTTCGGCATCCAAGCGCTAAGGGCCGGTGATGAACGCAAACACACGAATCACCCAAGACCAGTTCGATGAAATCTATCGGCGCGATGTGATCGAGGCGCTGGAGAAAGACCGGGACCTAGACTTCAAGGACATAGGTGACAAGTACCTGCAGAAGGGCACCTGCCCTAACTGCGGTAAGGAAAAACTGTTCATCAGCCGTGACAAGCCGTATCGGCTGAAATGCAACCGTGACAACGAATGTCAGTTCGAGCAGAAAACGCGAGATCGTTACAGTTACCTATTTGAAAACCTGAGCGAGCGTTTCCCTGCCACAGAAACCAATCCCAATGCCACGGCCGATGCTTACTTGCAGCGGAACCGCGGCTTTGAGATTGGCAAGATGGTTGGCTGGTACAACCAAGCTCGGCGAAAGATGAAGTCTGGCGAGTGGGCCGATACAGTGCGTTTCCAACTGTGCGACGGCTACTGGGAACGAATCATCGACGAACGCATGGTTGCCGCCAACAAGGGTGATAAGGCCGGCATCAAGTTCCAGATGAGCTACCAGAACAGCGGTTGGATGCCACCTGGACAGACCATTGAAAAGAGTGATCGCGTCTACATAGTCGAGGGGATTTTCCACGCCATCGCTTTACACCTGGCCGGATACAAGGCAATTGCTTCAATCAGCTGTGTGAACTTCCCATGGACGACCATTGAGGCCCACAAAGGCCAACTCGTGACATGGGTCATCGGCCTGGACGACGACAAGGCCGGCCACAAGTACATTCCCAAGTATCTCAAGATGCTTCGTAGCATGGGTGAGATCGGTTGGGTGGCTCTCGCCGGCGAACGCGATTGGGACGACGTGTACCGGGACGGCGAGCTGAATGACAAATTCATTGGGGATGCTTGCTATCGCGGCCAACTGTTCACGGCTGAAAATACAAACAAACTCGCTTACTTGCTGTACCTACGGCGACCTGCCGGATTCTATCTGCTGGAATTTCGCAATCAGCTGTATTCGGCCCGTGTTAACCAGGGCGAACTGAGCAAAGACTTGGGTGAGGACAAGGTGGAGGGTAATCGCGACATCTTCGCCCGCCACGTCAAAATCGCGCAGATCTCGAACTGCATCCCCAGCCTGGACTATCTGGAAAAGGACATTATCACCGGCGAGCAACGCTATTACTTCGACTTCCAGTTCCCCGATCGGACTCGTAGCGTCCAGGCCCCGCTGCCATCGAGCGCGATTGCAGAACCACGGGGGTTCGTCCGGGCCATGCTTGACTTCACACCAGGCGGCAACTTCGAAGGTGGCGCCCGTGAGCTGGCCATGCTCAAGGCCAAATGGCTGAACGATGAGAGGCGTCCGGTACGTACCGTACGTAGCCTGCCGTTCATGGGCTATGACGAGGATTCCGGCACCTACTGTTATCCGCAGTTCGGTTTTCACAATGGCAGAGAGCTACAAGTCAACAGCCACGGCTTCATTGAGGTCAAAGGTGCAGGCGTGAAAACCGCCCTGGTAAACACCAAGTTCGAACGTGGCGCCGACTTTGATGCAGAGTGGTTCCCTGACTTTCTGGCTGTCCATAGCCTAAATGGCTTGGCGGCATTGTCCTGGTGGACCGCTTCGCTGTTTGTTCAGCAGATCGGTAGCCAGCAAGCTTCGTTCCCCTTCCTCGAACTGACCGGCGAACCTGGTGCAGGCAAATCGACCTTGCTGCGCTTTCTATGGCGCCTGATTGGCCGCGACAACATGGAAGGCATCAAGCCCAGCGGTACCGGTGCCAGCGCGGTCGGCTTATCTCGCGCTTTCTCCGAAGTCAGCAACCTGCCAGTTGTGCTGATCGAATCTGATCGGACTTACAACGACGCCCAGGGCCGAACCGTAACCGTGCAATTTGCGTGGGACGAGGTTAAGCCAATGTTCGACTACCACGCCCCTTTACGCGTGACCGGTGCAAAGACCAGTGGCAATGAAACACGTATCAGCATTTGGCGTGGTGCGCTGGCCATCTCGCAAAACGAGAGCGTGGACGGCTCCGAGGCGATTCTTTCGCGCATCGTTCACCTGCACTGTACCAAGGACCATCACTCACTAGCATTGAAGCCAATGGCCGACCGGCTGAAAACCATGAAAGCCAAAGAACTTGGCGGTTTTCTGCGCCGCGTCTTGGCATTTGAAAAGCAGTGGCTGGAACGTTACTTCGAGGCTTTTCCACGTTACGAACAACGCCTACAGGCGATCAGCGCGCTGACGGAGGCTCGGATAGTGCTGTGCCATGCCCAGGTACTGGCCGCTGCCTATGCGACACAGGCGCTGTTCCCAAGCTGGACCGATAGAGATACCGAAAATCTGGCCAATCATCTGGAAGCGCGTGCAATCGCCAGGCAACAGCGTTGCCGATCAGAACATCCAACTGCTGCCCAGTTCTGGCAGATTTACCACTACCTAAACGAAGACGTGGTGACGATCACCGACGGCGACGGAACCCGGGAGGAGATCCGCGAAACCCTGAACCACAGCAACGACCGGCAAGTGATCGCGATCAACATCCAACACTTCCAACAGGCATGCCGCCAGGCCGGGCAAGAGGTTATTTCAGAAGCCATGCTCCGGCGTGCGCTACCTCAGAGCGCTACGCACCCTTTTATCGAGATCCGCAAAGTTCGCTCCCACCTGGAGAAGCGTTCTATTTGGTGCTGGCTATTCAATAAGCGGGGCAATGCCTGATGAAACGTATGACCAGCAGTGCATGGGATGCCCTCGTTGACGAAAAGCACATAGCTTGCGCAAAACCTGAAAAGGTCCGGAACATCCGGAACATTCAATTTTATAAAAAATATATTCAATTAAATCAGGTAGTTAAATCAATAAATCTGTTCCGGCACCACTGGAACAATCCGGAACCTACCGGAACAAATCTGTTCCGGCATGTTCCGGCAATGTTCCGGCCAGCAGCTATTCCGGAACACCGCTACAGCCTACGTATTCAGGGGCTTTCAGCCACTTTTAAAAAAATCGTGTTCCGGAATGTTCCGGTACTGCCGGAACACGGCTACCCCGCTGAAAGCCACGAACGGCAAGGGGTTCAGCTTTTCAGTAAGGCCATGTTCCGGATGTTCCGGACTATCAACAACTCTGCGCATGTTTTCTTTGCTGATCACCGTTCCAACCAAGAAGGAGCTACACCATGCAAGTGCAAGTAATCATCGGCAACGCTGCCCCAGGCAAAAACAACAAGCTGCAAGAGATACAAGCGGAACTGGCCAGCCAGGGGATCGAAGTTCCAATCATTGCCGGCGCGGCCTACACCACGCCCTTTTTCCTGAACCAAATCTCCAGCCTCGCTATAGCGGGCGGTAAGCACTTCCTGGCAGACGACTGCACCCACTTTCAAATCAAGGCCGCATTGAACCTTGCGGCACAAGAGGAAAAGTCGGGGTTGCTCTATGACCTGGTTGTGCACCTGGTGCGCCAGGCCTGAGAGGGAATCGCCATGATCATTCGCTACAGCGCCAACACCTTACCCGGCCAACTGCAGTTACCCATCAGTTACGTGGACATGTGCACGCCCGGAGATTTGGCCGAGTTGGCGACAGCCGCTCATTGGCAGGACCACCCAGAAGACGCCCCGACCTTCGTCACCGTCGTACACCTTTGGGACGTAGATGGTCATGACTTGGGGTTGTTTGAGGTTCGCTGCGAACAGCGTCCGGTATTCACGGCAAGCCCATTACGGCAAGCCTGAAAGAGACGGTGTCGAGGAGTTCGCACCTCCCCGACACCAACCACCACAAAGGAGCAAAACCATGAAAGCAGAACGCCCAAGCAGCAGTGAATACAAGGCTATCACACCACCCGAGCAAGACAGCAGCCCCTTTAAACCCCCTCGCCCACTGCTGGCCACCGCCGTGATCGGCGCAGCACTGATCGGCTACCTGGTCCACAAGAGCCCGGACGCCCGCCAGCGCCTGGAAAGTATGGCCGAAATGGCTCAAGCCCTCGGAGACCTATCAGAGAGCGACGCTGCAGTGGTTGCCAACTTACTTGCCCAACCAACCATTAAGGAGACAGCTCATGCTTGATTCCCGCGAACAAGACAAGTTTGTGATCCGCCTGCCAGAAGGCTTACGCCCTCAGATCGCAGCCACCGCCCGTAGCAACCAGCGAAGCATGAACGGCGAAATTATCATCCGATTGCAACGCTCCCTTATTCAGGATCAGTTGAGAGACGAGCAGGAAAAAATCATCAGCTTACTGCTCAAGCAGATTGAAGAACTGGAGTCGAAGGAGGCAGCGGCATGTTTGTCGTGATCGATGGTAGGGCGGTTGCCCTCAGTGACAATCAGCACGACCACACTCTTAAACAGTTGGATCTGCCACCGGACTTTGTGCTGGTGGATGCCACGGCCCTGCTTATGCACGATACGGGGAACGGAACCGTGGAGATTCCCCTCCCTGCCGGCCTGGTAGTCGCAGCATTCGAGAACCGGAGGGGCCAACGGAGGTATGGCGTGATCACCATTTGAAGGCAAGCGAAGCCGCTAGAAATATTTTTTAGCCGCTAAAAATGGCTCAGACATTTCTGATTTTAGGGCGCCTCGGCGCCCTTTTTCTCATCCGGAGTTCGGCCCAAGCATCGAAACCGTAAAAACAACTAGCTGCTCTACCTCGTACTTTCCGCCCAATTACCGATGCGTTGTCAATCAGAACTACAAAATCCCCCCTCAAAAAATAAAGAGCAGTTAGCCTTCAAAATTACAATATTGAGTAAAAAAGCTTTCGATATATCGAATAGTAAATTTTCGATTAGCGAACTTATTTCCCCCAATGAGGTGCGCTCAGCGTACGCCGGCGGCACGCTTTCATCTTAGAACGCATTTACGCTTTTACGTAAAACCGTCTTACACCTAAAAGAATCATAAATGGGTCCCTTTCAGAAATACGACCTCGGTATAATAATATTGCACCATGCCATCAGCTTTGAAAACGGACAGTGCGCCCAGCACACAGGCCCTTCCCCGCTCTACCAAGACGGTATAGATTGGTCTTACAGGAAACTTCCGGACCCGAGCAGCTTCAAAAATTAATGTTTGACAAAATAAAATTGGAATCCGTAAAGTGCGCAAATTCTGTCCTGCCAACAAGGAGCCATTGAAATGGACGAACGCACTGTTACGACAGCCCGAGACATCATAGAAGAGGTCGCCAAAGTTATTATCGGACTAAGCGTATCGGTGGGCGCAAGGCCCTTAGATGAAGATGAAAGCGGTGGAGTTGTAGCAACGATGGTTTGGTCAAGCGATCGCTTGTTGGAGTGCTCCAGCAAACTTGGAGCAGTTTTTAATCAACCCGGCAAAGAGCTTAATTGATCAAATAATTGTCGCTGCCGACTGAGCGGAAGTTCGCGGAGCCGGTCGAAAATCAACTGATCGACCGACGCCGCCGCAGGCCGCAAAGCGTGGGAATAACTGAGTTCCATCACAAAGGAATGGCCGCAAAGCGGATTCAAGCACTGGCAGTAGAGCTTGGCGTACTCCACAGACACGTTCTCTCGCGATCCGATCCGCGCCTTACCGCCACATTCCCTACATGTAATCCGCATTGCATCCCTCCCCAAGGGTGTACGTATGCACACTATTTTGCCACAAGGTGGATTGGTTTCCTCTACTAAGAATTCCTACATCAAGTAGGTGCCACCTCAATAGCAACCTCCCTCCAAGCAAACCTACGGTTAGCTCTCAATGTGTCATTTAGCTGGTTGAACAGCTGACAAATCGGTCGAATCTCGTTGCTGGTGTACACACGATCGATCTTCTCAATGTCCCCAAACCCGCCGCTGTTTTCCGGGATGATTCCGGCCAGGGCTGGGTTCATACGCCACGCCGCGATCACGTCATTGCGCGTGATGTTCTTCACCTTCTCCAGTTCGTCCTTGGCCTGGAAGTCCCCCACGGGGATGATCTGGATGGCGTTTTCCTTGCCGTTGGGGATGTTGACGAACATCGAGCGGAAGTTACCCACACCCTTGCTGGCGCTGATTTGGGCGCGCAGGTTCTCTTCGTCTTCTTCGGTCAGGTCCGGGTCGTTGGTGTAGAAGATGTAACCCGCGTGCGCGCCGTTGCTGTAGTAGCGCCGGCGGAACAGAGTCGCGGCTTCGTTGAGCAACAGCGCCTGCAGACCGCCCAGGTAGTCGGGCACGCCATAGATGTTCTGTTCCACGTCGTAGTCCAGGACGTGTTCGATTTCGTCCTGGTGGAAGTCCATGTATTTGCTGTCGGGCAGCAGCATCCTGAACCCGCCGTCGACCTTCACCCGCATGTTGATCGCTGGTAGGTGCTGCATCTCCAGCACTTCGCCAAAGGCGTTGGTATCGCGATAGAAATACGCTTCGCCAAACACCATGTAATCCAGGCTCGCCCGGCCCATGGTCTGCGTGCTGCAGCCCTCGGACGGGATGAATTCACGCAGCAGCAGGTTGCGCTTGAACTTGGGGATGGCGCCGTGGTGCGCGTTGGCGCGCAGCAGCTTGGCCAGGCCCGCCCGTGATACCGGCGGCTTGTAAATTTCGCCGTCGTCGCTGAGAAATACCCCCAGGTACTCGCCTATGTTGCCGGACAGCACCTGTTCCGGTTCTCCGAAGGTGAACGCCCGCATGGGCTGTGGCTGTCGTACCTGCTGGCTGACTTGGGGCTTTTTGTGTCGTGACTTGGGCATTGGTTCCGCTCGTGACATAGCGGCTACGGCGCCGCTTGTTGGTGTTGAGGGGTTCATTGAACAGGGCGTGCATGATCGACCAGGCGATATCGGCGTGACCGGTGGCGTCCGTGCGCGAAGCGCTGTAGGTGACCTGACCGCTGGTGGTGGTGCCGCGCTTGATCGTCAGGAATGCCTGGGCGATATCGGTCCAGCCGGCATCCCATTCGATGCGGCTGCCCTGGATCGTGTCCTGGGCCTTGAGTACCAGAGTATTTTTGGTTTCAAGGCTGTAATGGATAGCGGTCGCACGCGGGTAGAAGTCCCGCACCAGGTCAAACACGCCGTAACCGATACCGGTCGTGTCGATGCCGATGTGCTGCACGTTGAAACGCTCGGTAAGTTTCTTGACCTGGTCAGCCTGGTATTTGAATGACTGCCCACGCCAGCTGTGTTTTTCCAGGATGCGGAATTTCGCCCCGGGTTCCAGTGGCGGGGCGACAACCACGCAGGTGGCGTCGTCGCGGGTACGGCTTGGATCGTAGCCAAGCCATACCGGGCTGTTGCCGAACGGCCGATCCAGTTCCGGGTCGTAGTCCTCCCACAACGACAGGTCGGAATAGCAGCGCTCCAGATCCTTGAGGCCGAACGCGCTCTGGCTGCTGTCGATGAACTTGCAGTAGAACAGCTGCTGGAATTTGTCTTCGTCGTACTCCAGCTGCAGCTGCTCCAGGTCGAACAGATCGCAGCCGCCGGCGATGGCATCGTCCAGGGTGATGGTCTTGCGCCATTGACCATCCGGGCACAGCGCGCCCTGGGTGTAAGACGCCTCGGTGGGCCAAGTGCCGCCGGCTTTCTTGCCGCGTTTGCTGTTGCGAAACTCCTCACCGGACCAGAACGGATAAGCCTGGTGCGACACCGCGCTGGGCGTCGAAAAGTAGGTTTTACGCCACTTCTTGTGGGTGCCCATGGCGCTGGCCACGGTGCTGAGTTTGTCGAAGTCACGTATCCAAAAATACTCATCGACATAGACGTGGCCATGGTAGCCCTGGGCGGTGCTGCTGTTGGTGCTGAGAAAGCGCAACTCGGCGCCGTTGCTGAGCGTGATCGGGTTGCCGGTCAGCTCGATGTCGAACCATTGTTTGGCAAACTGGATGATGTAGCTGCGGAAAATCTCCGACTGCGAGCGGCTGGCCGACAGGAACACCTGGTTGTCGCCAGTCAGAACCGCATCCATGAACGCTTCGCCGGCGAAGTAGTAGGTCAGGCCCACCTGGCGGCTTTTCAGGATGTTGCGGATTCGGCACGTCAGCGGGTTTTGCTTAGCCGCGAACAGCTCCTGCTGATAGCGGTACATCTTGCTGATGAACTTATCCAGGAAGTCGACTTCGGTCAGCCCGCTGATATCGTTCTTTGCTTTTTTCTCGCGTTTCTTCCCCCCGCTATCGCCACGGCCCGAACGTTCTCCACGCGCGCCCTGGCGGCGTTCCTGCGGTTCGCTGCCTGATTCCCCGATCGGTGCCGGCGACGGCTTGACTGCTTGCTTTAACAGGCGCTCGCGCACCGTTGTCAGTCGGTCCAGCTCGTTGAGTTCGTCTTTGGTCAGGCTGCTGGCTTTGTCCAGGAGCAGGGTGATACGCCGGCCGACTGCCGTCAGCGGTTCTTCGTCCGACAGCATGTCCTCCCAACCGCCCTGTCGTATCCAGTAGTAGACGATGCGGATGTTGGGCAGGTTGAGCTGCGCCTGAATTTCCTTGGCCTTACAGCGGCGTAGAAACAGGCGTTTAGCGGCTTCTTTAACTTCGGTCGAGTAGTACATGGGCCGCAGTCTATGCGGCGAAAACGCTGGAAACGCGAGGTTAAATTCCGTGATCCACCTATATCGCGGATATAGGAGAAACGCGCATTTGAACCGTTTGTTTGGGGCTTGGCGGCTCCCTATCGTGGCGGCTCATTCAGTGATTGAGCGCAGTCAAACCCATGCCCCGTTCCCTTGTTTCGTTCTGGAAACGTGTCGCCACCAGCGGACCCACCGTTGATGGGCGCGTGATCCTTCCCCAGGAACTGCGCGACATCGCTGAAACCTACAAGCCGTCTTTTTATACGGCGGTGATCTGGTGTGACCACGAGCGCTGGCCGGGTTCCCACGGCACCGTTTACGCCGTGCGCCTGGTAGAGGAAGACAAAGACCTGGAGCCTGGCGAAATAGCGCTGGAAGCACAATTGAAGCCCAACGATCGCCTTCTGTACCTGAACGATCAGGGCCAGAAGTTGTTCAGCAGCATTGAAATCACTCCGGACTTTCGTGGCAGCGGCAAAGCCTATCTGACCGGTTTGGGCGTAACCGACCAGCCTGCCAGCGTGGGCACCCAGGAACTCTACTTTTCCCACAAGAACAGCCGCGCCTCCTATTACGCCGCCTCGGTTGAACTCGGCCGCCTGCAGGACGACAGCCCAAACACCGCCGAAACCGGACTGATCAACGCCCTGACCGGCTTTTTCAAACGTTTCGCCGCTGATGTGTTGCCCACCGAAACCACTCCCCCCCAAACAGAGAGCAAACCCCCAATGGATGAAGCTACAGCAACGGCTTTGACGGCCCTGGTGGCGCAGCTGCTGGTTGTCGCTGCCGGCCTTCAAGCCGTCATCGAACCCGCCGCCGAAGATGCCCCCGCGCCAGATTCCGACCTGATCGACGATGTGAGCACAGCAGTGGACGAGATCGTCGCCACCGCCGAAGAAGAGCGCGAATTCCGCCGCAAGGGCAAGGGCAATCAATCCGTCCTGGCGAAACTGGATGCACTGCAAAAGCAATTCAGCGCGCTGCAGAACACCTCGGCCGGTCGCCAGTTGCCACGCAACCCCGGTCCAGTAGCCGCCCCACGACGTAAGGTGCTCTGACATGGCCCAGCCATTAAGCGCCCGTGGCGCCAAACAGTATGCCGAGCTGCAAGAAGCGATGGCCGAAGCATACGGCGTCGAGCGATCGAGCCGCATGTTCAGCGTGGAACCGACGATTGCCCAGGAGTTGAACGACGCAATCACCGCGAAAGCCGACTTCCTGGAACGTATCAACGTCGTCCCGGTGAGTGAGATTAAGGGCGAAAAAGTCTTTATCGGTGTGAATGGCCCGGTCACTGGCCGCACCAACACCAAGACCACCGACCGCGAAGCCAAGGACGCATCGGCGCTGGATAACACCCAATACGAACTGGCTGATACCCAGTCAGACGTTGGTCTTCCGTACGCCAAAATCGACGCCTGGGCGAAGTTTCCCGACTTCAAAGAGCGCTATTCCGCCGCCGTGCAGAAGCGTATCGCACAAGATCGGATCGTTATCGGCTTCCATGGCACTCACGCCGCTGTTGATACTGATTTGGAGAAATTCCCCAAGCTGCAGGACGTGAACAAAGGCTGGCTGCAGCAACTTCGCGAGCAGGCCCCACAGCAGGTGCTTAAAGAGGGGACGACTGCCGGTAAGGTCACGTTGGGCGCCGGTGGTGACTACGCCAACCTCGATGCCCTGGTGCATGACACCAAGCAGATGGTGGACGAGATCCTGCGCGAAGACGGCGACCTGGTCGCGATCATCGGTACCGACTTGCTCGCGTCTGACAAGGCCAAGTTGTACACCAAGCAAGGCGACACGCCGACCGAAAAAGAGCGCATCGAAAACGCCCAGGTGATTGCGACTTATGGAGGCCTGCCAGCTTTCAGCGTGCCGAACTTCCCGGTCAACGCGGTGCTGGTCACCAGTTGGGACAACCTGTCGATCTACTACCAGGACACCAGCTGGCGTAAGCAGACGATCGAGAACCCGAAGCGCTCCCGCGTCGAGGACTACAACAGCCGCAACGAAGGCTACGTGATCGAGCAGCTGGAAAAGATCGCGTTCACTGAAAACGTTGAATTGGTGGCCGCGTGAGTCTGGCCCTGGCGCACAAGCGCCGCACTCTGGCCTTGGGCAGCACTGCAGTAGCGGCGATGTCCGCTGCTGCAAGCTTGGCCTATACGCCGGCCGATGCACTGAGCAGTCCCGCCAATGCGCGCAAGCACCTGTTGTTGCAGGAAGCGGCATTGGACCAGGACCTGGAGCGCCTGAGCGCGATGAAAGGAGCTATGGCGGGACGCCAATTGCTCAAGCGCGACGAGCTGCTGCCCAAGTACCAGGAATACGTCCAGCGCTACTGCGAGTCGGGGCTGAACTTCCCTAACCGCGTTGCGGTGCAGGTGATGGTGTGGCTGTTCGACACCGCCCAGTTCGAAGACGCGCTGGAGCTGGCCGACTTCCTGATGGAGCAAGGCCAGAAGATGCCGGAGCGATTCAAGCGCCGCGACATCCAGACCTTTGTTGCTGATGCGGTAGCCGACTGGGCCTACGACGAATACAACGCGGGCCGCAGCCCTGAGCCTTACCTATCCGAGCTGTTGCCCCGCGTTGACGGCGAATGGGACCTGCCTGAGCAGATCCCGAGCAACTACCACAAGTTGATCGGCATGCGCGCTATGGAGGCTGAGCAGTGGGAAACCGCGCTCAAGCATTTGGAGCGCTCTACCGAGCTGTACCCGAAAGCCGGCAACGACACCCGCATCAAGAAGGTCCGCAGGGCCTTGGAAAAACAAGCGGCTGCTAACCCGGCTTCCGAATAACCGTCTACCCCCCCCAGCGGGGACCTGTGGAAGTGAGCCGCCCATTTATGGACCGTCCCACTGAAAACAGGCTCCCCGCCCTATTTGAGCGGCCAGCAATGAGCTTTTCCGGGAAACCCACCACCTTTGTGGAACTGACGATCGAGAATGATGGCTTCTGGCCGGACCTTTCCGTGACCGAGTTTCAGAAAGAACAACGCGTGCCGGTTGAGTACCTGGTGGAGCTGCTGGTCGACACATTGAAAAGCGCCATGTTCGAAGTGAACACCGACCTGGCCCGCGTGAAAGTGAAGCTGCAGACGGCAGGGGTATCGAACCTGCAGGCAGCGGCCGGCGTGGCCACCCCGGCAGGATGGGCTTACGCCTATAAGGTCACGCTCTATAAACGCGCTGTATACAGCCGTGCCAAGGGCAATTCACTGCCCCAGTTCGCCACTGTCACCCGCCGCGAAAGCGCCGAAAACACGGGCAAGGAAGCGCCGGAGCGTGCTGAAACCTTCCTGGCTTTCAGCCAGCAGGCCGTGCGTGCCCTGCAGGGCCGTGGCCGCATTACGGCGTCGTTGCAATGATCCAGTTGCAGGCGCTGACCGCCTACCTGATGTCCCGCAACCTGGTGCCGCCTGAGCAGTTCGACAGTTGGACCGAACAGGTCAGCCTTGAGCTGATCTGGAAGCCCGACCGCGACGGCCTGCACATGTCTGATATGCGCTACCGCGCTGTGTTCTCTCTTGAGCGTTTCACCGGCAACCCGGCGCGACTGATGGCCCTGGTAGGCAGTTGGCTGGAAAACCACGATCCCGATCGGGACCGCCACGAACTGCCAGCGCCACTGTTTGCTGTTGAACCCCTCGACCAGGACAGCTTCGACGTGGACCTGTCCCTGGAATTCATCGAGCCGCAATACCTGGCCGAAGATCCCGCCGGCGAGATCGAGGCGTTCGGCAAGACCTGGGCGTTCGTCCCCTTTGATCTATGGGTAGCGGAGCAAGGCGAGGTGGGCAGCGATGGCCGCTAGTCCGCTCGCCCTCGATGTACGGGGCATGGTCAACGTCGACGCCCAGTTGGCGCTACTTGAGTTGCCGCCCCAGTTGCGCCGGCGACTGCTGAATAACGTGACCAAGCGCGTGCGGACGATGAGCCGCAAGCGAGTACGTGAACAGAAGAACCTGGACGGCACGCCGTTCGCTGAGCGCAAGGGCTCGGCCAAAGGCAAAAAGAAGATGGAAGCCGGCCTGGCCAAGCTGCTGCAGGTCACCCGCGTCAGCTCCGACGAAGCCGAACTGGGATGGAAAAACGCCCTGACCCGTTGGGTCGCCGCGCAGCAGCACAACGGCGTCAGTGAGCGCCGCACCGCCGCGCAGATGCGGCGCTGGAACAAAGTCCCCCCCGGCATCGCCTGCACCGACAAACAGGCCAAGCGCCTGCGCCGCCTGGGCTTCCGCGTCCGCCAGAAGGGCAAAAAGGCGCTGGCCAGGCCGTCAGTGGCTTGGATTCAAGAGCATGTGAACTACGCCAAGGCCGGCTTGCTGATCCGCATTTTGAACGACGAACGAACCGAAACAACGGGCGCGCAAAGCTGGGATATCACCCTGCCAAAACGCCAGTTCCTCGGTGTGGAGAGCGGGAACGAAACCCGCGACCTGGTTAACCAGGTGTTCCAACAAATCCTTAATTCACCCCGCTAACGAGGCACACCATGGCACTTGGCAATGTCAGCGTTAACAATCTCAATCTGGGCCAAGGCGCCGTGACTGAGATCGAGCGCTATTTTCTGTTCATCGGTCCCGGCCCGAAAAACACCGGCAAATTGATCGCCCTCAACACCGACAGCGACCTGGATTCGCAGCTGGGTTTACCAGCCAGCGACCTGAAAACCCAGATTACTGCTGCTCGCTTGAACGGTGGCGATCGCTGGGCCTGTCTGGCGGCGCCGCTCGGCGCTGACGGTGACTGGGAAGTTGCGCTGGAAACCGCGCAGCAACAAGGTTTTTCCGTCGAAGCCGTGGTGATCACCAAGCCGGTCTCTAAGGGTGACGAACTGTCGGCCATGCATGACGCGGCTATTTCCCTGAACAACACCTACGGCCGGCGTGTATTCGTCATGGCAGCGTCTGTCGGCATCGTCGAACCGCTGACCTGGTCGCAGTACCTGGTAGAGCAAAAGCCAATCACCGCCGACGTGGCCGCGCCGCGTGTGCTGGTGGTTCCGCAGCTCCATGGCAATGACCTGGGCGTGTTGGCCGGTCGCCTGGCCAATGCCGCCGTCAGTATCGCTGACAGCCCCATGCGTGTAGCCAGCGGTCCTGTGCTGGGCCTGGGGCCAGTCCCTGTCGACGCCGAAGGCATCCCGCTGCCATCCGCGATTCGCGCCGAGTTGGATAAAGCCCGCTTTTCGGTGGCCCAGACCTATCCCGACTACCCGGGCGTGTACTGGGGTGACGGCAATATGCTCGACACACCGGGCAGCGATTACCTGGTGATCGAATACCTGCGTCTGGCCGACAAGGCCGCTCGCCAGATCCGCCCCCTGTTGATCCGCCGCGTGGCCGATCGCCGCTTGAACAGCACCGCCAACAGCATGGCCGTGAACGTCAACGCGCTGATGGCGCCACTGCGCAAGATGGCCAAGTCGACCAAGTTCGCTGGCCAGGTATTCCCGGGCGAGATTCAAACGCCCAAAGACGGCGACATCGTACTGACCTGGACGAGCAAAACCGCCGTCGAGGTGTACATCAAGCTCAAGCCCCACAACTGCCCGAAAGACCTCACGGCGAACATCGCCCTGGACCTTTCCACCGACGATTCGGAGTAACACCCCATGTCACGTATTGGCGGCAAGAACTTCGACGTGAACCTGGGCGATCTGCAGGTCCACGTCGAGAGCTGCACCCTGGATATCACCGACAACAGCAAGACCGCGCAAACCCGAGGCGTGCCTGATGGCTATGTCGACGGCGACGTGGCAGCAGCTGGCGAGATCGAACTGGACTCTACCAACTTCTCCCTGGTTGTTGAGGCCGCACGTACTGCAGGCAGCTTTCGCAAGCTGGAAGCGTTCGACGTTGTGTTTTTCGCCAAGGCCGGCGACGACGAGCTGCGCATTGAGGCATTCGGCTGCAAGTTGAAGGTGTCCAGCTTGTTGAACATCGATCCCAAGGGCGGCGAGAAGACCAAGCACAAGGTGCCTTTTGAGGTCACCAGCCCGGACTTTATCCGCATCAACGGCGTGCCGTATCTGGATGCCACCGAGATTGAGGGCATTAGCTGATGGGCGATTGGCTTGACGACGCCAAGGCGATCGAGGAGCTGGAGCGCGAGCGGTGTATCCAGGCTGTGCAGGCCCGGCCGCGCCCCTCGGGGCCGAGCCGTAGCCATTGCCGCGACTGTGACGAGCAGATCCCGGTCCAGCGCCAGGCCCTGGGCGGGATCACCCGTTGTACTCCGTGCGAGACCACTTTCGAGAAAGGACAGCGCCGATGACTGCCCGCGCCACGCCCAAAAACAACATGGAAAGCCGCTTTGCAGTGCTTGAGCACCGCGTCAGCGACCTGGAAGACCGTCATGAAACCGTGCCCACCCGCGTCACGCGGTTGGAAGGCGAGTTCGAACACATGGCGGTTCAGCTCTCGGATCTGAATGAGGGCCAGCGCGAACTGACCTCTACCGTGTCCGATATCGGTACCAAGGTGACGCGCATGTTGGCGGTACTGACCGTGCTGGGCGTGGTTGCGCAGATGGTCGGGCCGGCATTGCTTCGGGTGCTGTTCCCATGAGCCTGCGCGGCAAGATCGCCGCCGGCGCTATCGCGCTCTGCAGCTCCACGCTGGTGGTGTTCCTGGGTACCTGGGAAGGCAACGGCCAAAACACTGTCTACGCCGACAAGCTCGCCCGTGGCCTGCCCACTGTGTGCAAAGGCATCACCCGCCATACCAGCCCGTACCCCGTGGTCGTGGGTGACTACTGGTCGGACGCCCGGTGCAACGAGGTAGAGCAACTGGTGATCAGCAAGGGCCAACTGCAGCTGGCTGACTGCATCACCAATCAGGACGTGGGCCAGAACACGTTCGACGCCCTGAGCAGTCATGGCCATAACTTCGGCAATCCCAGCACCTGCGCCAGTCGCGCCGTGGGCCTGATCAACGCCGGCCGTATCAAAGAGGGCTGTCACGCCCTGGCCTGGGCGCCTGATGGCAAAACCCCGGTGTGGGCCTTCGTCACCACTGCCCAGGGTAAAAAGGTGTTTATCCCTGGCCTGCACGCGCGCCGTCTGGCGGAAGTGGCTCTGTGCGAGGCGGGCCTGTGATGCGCGAAGGCACTTTCATCCTGGTGCTGTGCCTAGTGGCCTGGTTCAGCTTTGACCTGCTGGAAGGTCAGCGCGACACCGCCCGTAGCGAGCGTGACGCCGCGATGTTCGAAGCCAGCGGCCTGCGCGAAGCGGCGCGTATCAGCGGCGAGATGCTGGCCGAGCGTGACGCGATCGATCTTCAACGTACTCAGGAACTGAACCATGAACGTGCTGAAAACGATTCTCTGCGCCTTGACGTTGATGCTGGCCTTAAGCGGTTGCGCCTCAACGCCACCTGCAGCGCCCCAGCCACCCCAGCGGCCAGCGCCGGCGGCGTGGCTGATGCAAACACCCCCGAACTCACAGCAGACGCTCGACAGGATTATTTCACCCTCAGAGATCAGCTTGCCCTCAGTCGGCAAATGATCCTGGGCCTGCAGGACCACGTGCGCCGGGTTTGCCTGCGCTGAACCTTACTTTTACCCCTAAACGGAGCAACACCCATGACCGATAGACGCGAAATCACCCTGGAAATTGGCGACCAGGAATTCACCTTTGAGCTGACCCCTCAGGACGTCACCAAATACTTCAACGCGGTGAACCAGAACAACAAGGTTTCGCCCGCCAACAACTTGCTGGTCACCACCGTCAAGCAAGAAGAACGCGCCAGTCTCAAGGGAATGCTGGGCAACCCGGTGTTGGTGATGCAACTGGCCGGCACGCTCCTGGAGGAGTACGGCCCTGATGTTGAAGTCACCGTAAAAAAGCCCTCGACCACGCCGAACGACTGACCGAAAACGGCCTTGGCCAACTGGTAGCCCTGGCCAGCCGCTGGCTACCTGGGGCCGAGCCCACCGCCGAGGTGATGGGCACGGCCAAATGGCTGGAGGACGAGCACTGGCGGCGGATGGAAATTGCCATCGCCAACGGTATCGCCCACGCACTCAACGGATAAACATCGATGACAGACCGTAGCGCCCGCCTGGCCTTCATTTTGAGCCTGACCGATAAGGTCACCGCCCCCATGGGCAAGGTGAAAATGGGTTTTTCCGATCTGGCTGAACAGAGCGAAAAACACATCAAGACTATGGGGTTTGGTCTGGCGGGCATCACTGGCGCGTATGTCGGTATCACGCAGTCGATGGAACCGGCCCTGGAGATGAACCGCGCCCTGGGCGAGGTCCGATCGCTGGGCGTGGCCGAAGATGCGTTGAACGCTCTGAACCGCAAATCCCTGGAGTTCTCTGTCGCCTATGGCGAGAACGCCCGGGATTTTGTCGCCTCGGCATACCACATTGAAGGTGCGATCAAAGGGCTGGTGGGCAATCAACTGGCGACGTTTACCAATGCCAGCGACGTGCTGGCCAAGGCCACCAAGTCCGACGCCGACACCATGGGCACCTACGTCGGCACCATGTACAACCTGTTCAAGGGCCAGGCCGACGCCATGGGCAAGGGCCAGTGGGTTGAAACGCTGGCCGGCCAGACCGCCACAGCGGTGCAGTTGTTTCGCACCAGTGGCGAGCAGATCGGCGAGGCATTCAAAAGCGCCGGTGGCCTGGCCAGCACCGCCGGTGTAAGCCTGGCCGAACAAATGGCGGTGCTTGGCACGTTGGGCGGCACCATGGACGGCGGGGAGGCTGGTGGCCTCTACAAGTCGTTTTTTGAGAACGTCAGCAGCGCATCGGAAAAGCTCGGCATGTCCTTTGTCGACCAGCAGGGTAAGTTGCTGCCGATGATGAACATCCTGGACAAGCTCAAGGGCAAGTTCGGGGATCTGTCGATCGAGGCCAACGGCAAGCAGCTACGCGATGCCTTTGGTGGTGAAGCGGCCCGCCTGATCACCACCCTGATGGGTGACACCGGCCGCTTGAAAAACGGCATGGAACAGCTCGGCAATGTGCGCGGCCTGGAGAACGCCGAGCGCATGGCCAAGAACATGGTGGACCCGTGGCAACAATTCAGCGCCGCTGTGCAGGCTTTACGGATTGCTTTCGGCCAGTCGTTGATCCCGATCCTGGCGCCGCTGATGGATCGCCTGGTGGGCATTGCCAGCACCCTGACTCGCTGGACCCAGCTGTTCCCCAACATCACCCGCGTGATCGGCATCGCCACGTTGGTGGTGTTCGGCATCATCGCCGCCATGTCCTTGCTCACCTTGACCGTGGGCATGTCGAAGATGGTCTGGCTGGGTCTGGTCACGGTGTGGAAAGTGCTGACCATGGCCGGCCTGCGCAGTATCGCCATGTTCCTGTACCACACCGTTATGGTGATCGGCTTCGTGGCCGGCCTGGTGCTGATGGTCGCCTGGATGGGCCTGGTTAAGGGCGCGATGTTGCTATGGCAGGGCGCTATCTGGCTGGTCAACACCGCGTTGCTGGCTAACCCGGTGACCTGGATCGTGATCGGCATCGTTGCCCTGGTCGCGGCCGTGGCGGCGGCGATCATCTACTGGGACCAGTGGACCAGCGCTCTGATCAACACCGAGGCGTTCAAATGGGTCAGCGGCCAACTGACCGCCTTGTCGGACTGGTTCGATTCGATGGGCGGTTGGTCGAGCATGGCCAGCGCCGCCTGGGACGGCATCGTCAGCATCTTTAAACAGGCCATCAACGGCTTGATCGAGATGTTGAACAAGATCCCCGGCGTGAACATCGAGGCGGCGTTTGGTGACATGCCGGCAGCGCCTAAGCTGCCAGGTATCAGCGCCCCCACCGTCGAGGCGCCGTTGCTGCCGCAACTGGTGAGCGCACCCCAACAGCCGATCCAGGCACCGCTGATGATGGCCAACACACCGAAAATGCCGGCGTCAGCCATGCCGACCCTTAACGCCCTACAGCCCCAGGCTCAAGCGCCGGCCCTGGTCCTTGCCCCGGTACCGAAAACCCCGGCGCCGATCGCGCAGCCACTCGCCGCCCTGGAGCCACCACGTCAACCGCCCGCCCTGGTGTTGGCCTCGGCCCCTACAGAGAAGGCCGAACAGAGCCAACAGCGCATCAACGGCGCCGTGGCCAGCCTGTCACCGAAACGGCCCGATGCCGTGCCCCGAGGCGGCTTGCTGGCGAGCATCCAGAACAACAACCAAACCCAGAACAAGGGCACCCACGTGGAGAACGTGAACATACATACCGGTAAGCAAATGAACCCGCTGGAGCTGGAAGGCATGTTGGCCATGGCGGTGGGTGGATGAGCGAGTACATCGACCTGCTGATCATCGACAACGACCTGTCGCTGGACCCTTCCCGCCAGCCGCTGCTGATCGAGGACAGGGCCAGCATCGCCCAGGACATCGCTCATATGATCCGCGAGAGCGGCTTGCTGGTAACGCTCGTGGCCGAGCGAAGCAAGTTGCGTCAGCGCGACTGCATCCAGCAGTTGGAGCTGCTGGTGGAGGCCGATGCACGCCTGGTACCGGGCACCGCGTTGATTAACCAGGTGCAGCCCGGGCAGTACCTGGTCACGGCCAAAACCCTGAAGTTCGGTGACATCGAGGTGACCCTGTGAGCGACGTCGATTTTAAACAGGCGCTGGCAGACGCCGGCATTCCGATCACCGAGGAAGGGCTGCGCCAAGCCTGGGAAAAGGAAGTCGCCGCCCAGGGCAGCAAGATGAGCAACACCAGCGCCTATTCGCCGTTTTGGCGGGTCATCACGGCGTTAGTGACCAAGCCGGTCATGTGGCTGATCAGCTTTATCAGCGACACCGTGCTGCCTAACTTCTTTGTCAAAACCGCCCGCGACAAGTGGCTGGACATGCTGGCCTGGGCGGTCAACGTTGAGCGCAAGGGCGCGACCAAGGCCAAGGGTGTGTTGCTGTTTACCCGTGACGTCGCCGGCGGCGCGTTGGAGTTGCCTGCCGGCATCCTGGTGCAATCGGCAGCTATCAATGGCCACATCTATCAACTGGTGACCACCCAGGCCGCGACTTTCGCTGACGGGTTGGTGCAGCTTGAAGTCCCCGTGGAAGCGCAGGACGTGGGCAGCGGCTACAACCTGGCCCCGGGTTATTACGCGATCCTGCCGGTACCGATTGCCGGCATTGTTCAGGTGGTGAACGCCGATGGTTGGCTGATTGCACCAGGTGCAGATCCTGAGCCGGACGATCAGCTGCGTTTGCGCGTGCGTAACCAGTTCTCGGCGGTCAATCAGTGGCACACCGATGCGGTCTACCGGGCGATGATTTCAGCTTTCCCCGGCGTGCGGCCGGATGGCGTGTACTTCCTGCACGGCGCGCCTCGGGGACCAGGCAGTGCCAATGCTTATGTGCTGTTTGAAGCGGACGTGCCGGCGGCGACCTACCTGGAGCAAATCAACGCCCACATCCGCGACCAGGGCAACCATGGCCACGGCGACGATCTGCTGGTGATGGTCATGCCCGAAACCCAGCACGCGCTGCGCCTGACTCTGTGGCCACGCGCTCTATTGGGCGCCGAACAGCGCACCAAGCTGCAGGCCGACGTCGACCAGTTCATTCGCGCCGCCTTCCGCGAGAGCGGCACCGGTGACTATCAGCCGACGCTGACCTATCCGCAGTCGCGGTTCTCATTCAGCCGCCTGGGCGAAGAGCTTCACCAGCAGTTCGCCGGCATTGAGTCGCTGCACTTTGATAACGCTGACATCGTGTCGGAACTGAGCATCCCGCGGATTCAATCGCTGCAGGTGGTGTTCGCATGATCAAGCTCAATTTGCCGTTCTGGCTGGACGGCCCGCAGCTGACCAAGCTCAAAGCCGCCAGCCAAAAGTGGTGGGAGACGGTCGAGGGTTGGCTGCAGTGGCCCTTGCTGCAGATGGATGCGGACACCTGCCACCTGACCGTCCTGGATCTGCTGGCCTGGCAGCGCGATATCAGCCGCTTCAAGGACGAGCCCGAAAGCCTGTACCGCCTGCGGGTCAAGTTCGCCTTTATCAACGCCGTCGACGCCGGCAGCACAGCGGGCCTCAAGCGCATCCTGCAGCGCCTGGGCGTGGGCTACGTCGAGATCGACGAGCGTATGCCCGATCGGGACTGGGACGTGGTGCTGCTGCGTCTCTCGGATTCGCAGCTGTCGCAAAACCCCGAACTTATGCGGGTTCTGATCCAGCAGTACGGCCGCACCTGCCGGCGCTATGACTTCGTAACCATCACCCCCGTATCACTGCGCATTGTCGCGGTGGACTTCAACGACGACCAGCAAACGCTGGTTGCCAGCCTGTAGGAGCTTCCCGTGGGAGCCAGTATTACCCTTGCAGGTGAAAGCCTGATCGCGCAAAAACAAGGCGCACAACAACCCCTGATTGTTTCCCGATTCGTCCTGGCCAACGTGCCCGGGCTGGATCCTAACGGCCCGATCGACCGAGCGGCGCCGAAGCCGGCCGCGCACCTGGTGGCGACCTATGACGTCACCCAAAAAGGTTTCGTGAACCCAAACCAGATTGTTTACAGCCTGATGATGGGCAGCGATATCGGGGACTTTGACTGGAACTGGATCGGCCTGGAGAGCGCCGAAAACGTGCTGCTGGCCGTGGCCTACGTGCCGCTGCAGCAGAAGCGCAAGAACATTCCCCCGCAGCAGCTGGGCAACAACGTGACGCGCAACTTCCTGGTGGTGTTCGACGGCGCCCAGGCGCTGACCGGCATCACCATCGACGCCAAGACCTGGCAGCATGACTTCACTGTGCGTCTGCACGGCATTGACGAGCGCGAGCGCTTGAGCAACCGCGATACCTTCGGCCGGGCCTGCTTTTTCAGCGAAGGGCTGAAACTGGCCAAGGTCGGCAACGGTTACCAGCTGCAGCCGGGTACCGCCTATGTCGAAGGAGTGCGGGTGCTGTTGACTGCAGCGGTTGCCGTCGCACCGCCGGCGTTTCCCGCGAGAGCCTGGCTGGATGTGAGCCTGGAGCGCCAGTTAAGTGATGTGGTGGCCCGCTGGGAGGTGCGTTTCGGCGCCGCCCTGGCTGACTTCACCGACAGTGCCGGCGTGCGCCATTTCTGCGTGCCACTGGCGGACCTGCCTGATTCCAACGCCGTGATCGATCTGCGCCAGGCTGAGCCAATCAGTGATTCCCTGGTGAAGCATTTCGCGGGTAAGAAGTGGGTTGAAGATGAGCTGAAGAAGAAGGCAGACAAGGGCACCACCCTCGGCAGCTACGGCATCAAGGATGCCATCCCGAACCTGAACATATTGCCGGGCTACAACCTCGATGTTCATGCGGGCCAATACGGTTTTCTTTCCGCCACGGATGAAACTCACCTGTGCCAGAACTGCTACTGGAACGGCTCCAGCTGGTTGCGCCATGACGTCACTAAACCCGCTGTGGCTCTAATCGCCGGGGGCGGTAGTGTGCGTATCCAGCGCGTACGCGCAGGCGCCAATCCAATCGTTTGGGAGCGCGGCGACTATGTGAGGGATAGCGGTGACACCTACAGTTCGTCGGACGTTGACCAACTGATCAAGACGATCAATACGGCTATCAGCAAGAAGGCAGACAAAGGAAAGACGCTGGCTGAGTACGGCATCCATGACGCCATTCCCAACCTAAACCCACTGCCTAATGGCAGCTTCGATATTCACGGCGGCTCCTACGCATTTCTGACTTCGATCAGTGAATCGAACGTCAGTCAGAACTGCTATTTCAACGGTTCGCAGTGGGTGCGCCATGACGAGTCAATGCCGTCAGCGACGGTGTTTGTCAACTCAGGCGGCGCATATGTGCGTAGGGCGGAACCAGGGCCTAACCCTATCCAGTGGTCCTACAGCGCTCAACTGATGGACAGCGGCAATACCTATGATGCGAAGTCGATCGACCGCTTTTTCGTGGGGGTGAATCAGTCACTGGTGCAGCAGGATAAGGCCATTACGCAGATCAACTCTGACCTCCGCAATAAGGCTAACAAGGGGCGAACCCTTGCTGAGTATGGGATCGGTGATGCTATTCAGAACATCAACCCGCTGCCCGAGGCGAGCCTGGATCTGCACGGCGGGTCCTATGCCTTTGTAACGGCTGAAAGGGAATCGCACCTGGCGCAGAACTGCTACTGGAACGGCTCAAGCTGGGTTCGCCACGACACGAGCAAACCCGCTGTGGCGTTGATCGCCGGGGCTGGTGGCCTGCGCGTTCAGCGAGTTGCCCCAGGACCTAATCCTATCGTCTTCACGGGTTCGTCCGAGGTGATCGACTCCAGTAAAAAAGCCGCACCTGGTGCAGCGGGTATTGCGCCGATTGCCACCTTAGATCAGGTAGTTGCGGGAGCCGACGAAACCAGCATCGTGACGCCTCGCACCTTGCGCTGGGGGTTTTCCATCAACCTCGCTGCCAATGGCTACCTTGCGTTCCCGCGCTGGATGGGCGGGCTGATCATCCAGTGGGGCAATGCCTATATTTCTGCCAACAACACCCAATTCTTGTTCCCCATTGGATTCCCCAACGCGTGCTTTGTGCTGAACCTGGGCACGGGCGAGGACACCACCGGTGTGGCCGAGGTGATGAACATCAAATCCGGCTCGTTGAGCCAGAGCGGTTTCATCGGTTTAGCCACTGCCACCTCGACCTATCCCTACATTGCGATCGGGCATTAAGGAGATTTTCATGAGCAAATACTTTTACAGTCCGTCGCTGCACACCTTCTTGGTCGAGGGCATACACCCGAAACGACCAGGTGACTGTGTGGTAGTCAGCTACCAGGACTATTCCTACCTGCTGGCCAAGCAGTCCCAGGGCTTTCAGATCGTATTCGACGCAGAGGCCAAACAGCCCGTGGCGCGTCTGGCCCCCGGCACCAGTAAGCCAGAGCAATTGAAGGCCCTCTATCAGCAGAAGAGCGGCGAGATCAATGCAGCGTGTGAGGCCGCGATCATTGGTGGCTTCTGGTCGGACGCGCTCGGTTCGCCGCACCAGTACCCCAGCAAGCTGGACGATCAGTTGAACCTCACCGGCGTGATCCTGCAGGGCTTTGATAGCCCATATGGCTGCAGAGACGCGGACGGTGTGAAAGAGCTACGACCGCACACCGCCAAGCAATTGCGCCAGGTCAGTGAAGACTTCACCACCTACAAGATGGAGCTGCTGCAGCGCGCCAACCAGTTGAAGCAGTTGCTCGATCAGGCGCTGGCGGACGGCGATTTAAACGCGCTTGAGGTGGTGACCTGGGAGAGCCTGCAGTCATGACCTGGGCACCGGTGACGATGCGCTGGCCAGACCAAGCCACCCAATGGATGGGCCAACTGTCAGCTGCAAAGGATCTGGCCAGCACTGAGCAGGCCAGTACCGCCAAGCGCTTGGCCGATCTGGACGGCAAGGCCAGCACCAACCCGGGGCCGGTGGGTGACGCCGCCCAGGGCGCGATCGTTGCCGGCCGTGGGGCATTGGCTGATCAGATGGGCGAGGCCCCGGCGTGCCTGGTGGTGACGCCGTTTCAAAGTGGTATCGGCCAGGGCCGTGGCTACCAGCGTTTCCTGTCGGCACCCAACCTGCTGCAGCAGCTGGCCGGCAAACTGGTGGACGTGAGCGACACCGGCCGGCCCGATGGCCCCCAGTTCGCCCTATGCCTGATGTTCCTGGCCACGCGCTTTGATCAACTGGCCGAGAGCCTGGCCCGCTTCAATGCGCTGTTGCCCATACCTGACCTGGTGCGAGCCGAGCGCCGCGCACGGCACCTGTCGAAGCTGGAGACGGAAAAGTGGGAGATTCCCGCCGCCGGCACTTTGCCGCGTTGGCAGGCTTTGCCCCTGGAGCGCTGCACCGTCGTCAAGGCCGCGCAACAATCCATGTCTGGCCAGCTCGCTGTCCTGGAGAGCTACGCGGCCGACAGCTCGCCCATGGCCGACCTTGCCGCGCTGGCCAACCGCAAGGCGGTTCAACAGCAGGGCCGGGATCAGCAGTTGGCCGACCTGAAAGCCTCGCTCGCCGGCGGCAACCCTGACAGCAGTATGCGCGCGCGCCTGATCGGACCAGGCAACGCCACCGAGCTGCGCCAGGCATTGCTGGCCGGTGACGCCCCGGGGCATGAATGGGTGCTCTGTGCCGGCGCGCTCCTGGTGGGGTCGGAAAAGGGGTTGAGCTTCGTTCGCGAGTTGGTGGGCCTATGACGCTGCTACTGGATGGACAAGAGGTACGCGGGAAGAACCTCAAGGTCACCGGCAATCTGCGCATCGAGAGCGACGATTTGTCCGGCCAGACCAGCAACACTGACAAGGGGCACAAGGGCTTCAAGCCCAAGACCTTGACCGTCAGCCTCATGATTCCCTTCGTTGACCAGGTGCAACTGCGCGACCTGATGCGCCTGGTGGAAGCGACCGAAGGCGGTGGCCAGCTCAAGACCTACCGCATCGTCAACGACACCGCCGCCGCGTTTGGTATGCGCCAAGTGACGTTCACCGAAGGCGTGAGCGCCCGGGAAGACGACAACCTGCGCGGCTGGCTGATCCAGTTCACCCTGACTGAAAAGCTGTCGAACCCTGAGAAAGTCGAGGGCCGGCGATCGGGTAACGCGGTCACCGCGCAGTCCGGCCCAGGCGGGGCAGTGGGTGGCAGCGGCGGCACCGGTGGCGATTCCAGCAGCGGTCCGGAGGAACTGACCGGCTTTGAAGCCACGCTGAAAAAGGTGGACGGATGGCTGGGCGGGGCTAACACATGAAGCTGCACAAGGAGTTGGCCATCAACGGCGTGCCCTACGTCCTGGTCAAAAACGAAGTCCGGCTGGATGCGAAAAGCCCCGGCCGGGCGACGTTCACCATTCAAGCCTCGGCGCCGGTCAAGGGCCTGGTAACGCTCGATATTGGCTACAACGGCAACACACTGCAGCGACACTTCATTGGCTATGTCGAACGCTCCACCACGGCCAGCAGCACCCAGCAGGTGCTGTTCTGCCGCGAGCTGGCCGCGATCCTGGCGAATCCGCTGCCGCTGAACCTGCGACACGTCGACCTGCGCGCCGTCCTGGTCGAGATCAGCCAGCACACCGGCCTACGCTTTCGTGTCCCGGATCGACTCTACGCCGGCGTCAAGGCCCCGTTCTTCTACAGCCTGGCCGCTGGTTACCAAGCCATGGACAGCCTGGCCCGGGTTTTCAACATCCCCGACTTCATCTGGCAGCAGCAGGGTGACGGGGAAGTGTTCGTGGGCAGTTGGGCCGACAGCTTCTTTGGCGTTCGCTCGCCTCTGCAGTTGCCGGTGGAACTGTTCGACGACTACCAGGGCAATCAAAGCGCGATGATTGCAGCCCTTCCCGGGTTGCGACCAGGTGCAACAATCAACCACGGCGAGCGCATCACCAGTGTGGCGCTCATCGACAACCAGATGGCCATCCGATGGACGACGCAATCCGCCGCAGCGTAGAACGACAATTCCCCGAACTCACCGGCGGTTACCACCTGCCACGCTTTGCCCGGGTTGTCGCCGTCGCCGACGCTCCGGCCAGCGCCGGCATCTGTGACGACTTCCGGCCGCGCTATGCGGTCGACATCGAGGTCATGGGCCCGGACGGCGAGCCAGACACCAAGCTGCCGATCCTGGCGGGCGTGCCGTTGCCGCTGCCCACCGGTGGCGAGGAAATGGGCATCTATGCCTTTCCCGAGGAAGGCACCCAGGTTGTGGTGTGCTTTGCCTACGGCCTGCCGCACAAACCCTATATTCAAACGATTCTGCCCCACGGGTTGTGTATGCCCAGCGTGCCAAAGGGTGATCAGGTGTGGCAGCACAGCGAAGCCTGCCAGCAGCGTGTGGACGCCGATGGCAACTGGCTGCGTCAGACTGACGGCAAGATCCACGACAAGGCGATCCAGCGCGAAGTGGACGCCATGGGTAACACTGAGCGTTTCCAGAATCACACCAGCACGGTGGAGGACCATTCAACCGAGTCAGTGGGTGGAATCAAGACGATCGAGGCGTTGGGCGCTCTCAAGCTGCTGTCGGGCGGATCTGCGAGCCTGGCGGCGGTGGACGATCTGCACCAAGCGACCGGGCGTGACTTGAACCTGGTAGTGGGGCAGAAGCATAACGCCACAGTGGGTGGAGATATGGAGGAAAAGATTGAGGGGTTGCGCAAGAGTATGGCGGCAGTCAGCCAACGGTTGGTTTCGCCAAAGACCTGGTTGGGATCGGAGGGGGTCAACGTGCTCCAGGTGCTTTGTGATTTGCTCGACCTGGTGCAACAGATGAATGTCCAATTAGCAAATCACACTCACGGCCCTACCCCTGTGCCAGCAAACTCTGCGGCATTCATCGAGAACGCCAATAGTGCTGCCAGCCTGTCTCAGAGGCTTGAAGGTATAACGTTATAGTTGTAATTGGTGTATCAAGGTTTCGGATAAGGACGGCTCGGACATTGAATAAGCCTCACTGCTTTTGTCGTATTTTTTGATGAGCGCTCAAGTGTAAAATAATAATTGTTCAGGCTAGGCGTGCTCCTGAACTTTGTCTGGCGCCAGGACTTTATAAGTCGCTTATATGTATTCTGTAATCCTTACTGCCAATTACAGCTTCGTGAAAGCCAACATGCTTAAATTGAGGTGTGGATTTTATTATTTCAATGATTTCATTTCTCTTGGAATCGTTCATACGATGTCCGAATATTATTGATCTCAATGCGTCGGCTGGAAATTGAAATAGGTAGATATTTGATTGTGGCTGCTCAATGACTCGAGTGGCGTCTGCCAAGGCGAACATGATTCGCCACTCTGCCTCATAAGACCATTGACTGCCCTTTGTGAGAAATGGTGTAAAGTCCTCTATTTTGTTTAGCGTTATTGATGGCCTATGGTCAGAATACTCAACTTTTCTCATATATCGAAACTCATCGACATCCGTTTTTCTCTGATTGAAGAATGCGGAATCCGAATCAAACTCCACAACAAAACCTTGGTGCGAATCTGCGTAATGAGACCACATGAGTTCATTGTCGCGCTTTTCAGATAAACAAAAAATCCCCAATGACTTATCCATTCCATCAAATATTTTTGCGGAGATTAATGGTGTCGCATCTGTAAGCGTTTTCAGCATCAAAGTCTCACTGCTCGTGATCATTGTTGTCATTGATTTTTCGAAAGGTTTATAGGGGAGCAAACTCTTTTCGAATGAAGATAGCTTGTTATATTCCTCGCTTATAATATTGGGTAGTGATTCTTTCAGCAAGATAGCCATATCTTCCTTGGACATGACTGAGGATATGTGCGGCTTTAGTTCGAAAGGGTCGTTCAGAACAGAAGGTTGAGAAAAACGCACCATCTGATTTTCTAATATGGTGGTTAGCTTGGGAGAGAGATATTTATATAGTCGCAT